AACGTGTTTGTGTATTTCACGTTGTAGGAGACCCAACCCCCGATCTGACGAGCAGGATCGGCGACGCTGCCCTGTGCGGGAGCTTCCTGGATCAGCAAGCGGTAGTTCTTCTCGCCGGATTCAGGATTCTTCCCGAGGAACACGGAGAACAACGCATCATCCGCGAAGATGTATGTGTTGTAGTACGTGTTGCCACCAATGAGGGAGCTTGGTGCAGTGGTGGTCTGCTTGAACCGCGTACCGGCGAACTGGATGACTTCCTCGTTCGCAAGAGGAGCCATCAGTTTGTCAACTGTAGACTCGTTGCGCTTCAGAATGTCAGTCAAGCCGTTTGCGCTGGTGTCATTCAGCACATCATGCACGACGAACGGATGGATGATCCCACCCCAATACCCGTCCTTCGTCAGCGGACGAGCGTTGACACCCGCGAGTTGCTGGGTAGCAGTGCGGATGTTGTTGGCAGTCAGGTAGGACCCGTTGGCCAACAGGATGTTGACGCTGGAATCCACCGCAACAGCGGCGTCAGCGGTCAACTGAACGAGAGAGTTGAGGGTCAGCGCCAACCGGTAGTTCAATTCGGTTGACAGGTTCTGCAACAGTGACGGATCGTCGATTGCAACGTCCATCGCCAGATCGGAGCTGTTGATGAAATCGGCGTACTGACCGATTGTCGCCACGATCTTGGTCGAAGACTCACTGATGGGAGAACCGACCGTACCTTCCGCAGCTTGGTTGGTGTTGGCAGCCAAGAGAGCGTAGGTGAAGAATTGGATCTGGTTACCAGACCGGAGCGGCAGAGGTTTCTGCTTTGTCATGCTCAGGAATGGGGTCTGCGCCTTCAGGTTGGGAATTGCTCCGCGCTCGTAGTAGATGGCCACGAGGTTGGGCAAGGCACCTGAAGTCTGGATGCTTGCTGGTGAAAAAGCCATGAGAGTTACCTCGAAAGGTTGTTACTTCTAGCGCCGAGTCCCCAACCGGAGCTGACGAACGCCGTGGAGTAATTTCTCCACATCGCCGTCAGACAGGCTGTCTAACTCTTCGACTGAGGGCGGCGTTGCAGCCTCGGTGTTTCGAGCCACCGTTTCCGATGTACGAATACCAAGGTTTGCGTTGCCCGCTCTCGGACGCCTTTCACGAACAATCCGGTCGTTAGAGGTCGTCGGGGTGGCAGCAGCCGGAGTGACCGGCGCTGCTGGCGCTGCGGGTGCAGCGGGAACTACAACTGTGTCAGCTTCCTCTTCTTCGACTCGGAGATCCAACAATCCGTCGTTCACCAAGTCTTGGTAAGCTTCGTCCAAAGTCTCAGCCGTCCACTGTCCGGCGTTGTACAGGACCTCGATCATCGCGTTCGGATCGCGCCCTTGCAGTGGCTGATTCAACTTGTACTTGCACAACCAAGCAATCAGAGCTTCAAAATTCTTTTCATACGGAACGTACTCCTCGTGAGTCCTCAAAAATTCCTTGGAGATCGCTTCCGCCGACAGCTCGTCTGAGGCTGCCTTTCCGGTCTTTGCCACCTTCACGAATTCCTCAAGAGACAATCCAGTCTTCTTTTGGAACCATTGCCCGATGGCGGCATCCGGATCATCTTGCAACTTGGTCTTCAACTCGAAGATCTCATCCGCCGTCAAGTTGCGATACGCGGCGCTGGCTGGAACAGAAGCGGGAGCCACGGGTGTATCCGTAGAATCGATGCCGAGCTTCGTTTTCTTGCTCAGCTCTCGAATCTTCTGCGTCGCGTTGATCTTTCCAGCAGACAAGTTGACGAGCAACTCATCCTTGGTAGATCCGTAGAAAACCTCGACGGGAGCCCCGGTGTTTGAATCCAGGGTAGCTTTCCAGCCTCGGTTCCCGTGCTCGATGGTTACCTGCGAACCATCTTCATAGGCATAGACCTGGGGCTCGTCGGCAGCCTTCGGGGTTGCCGGAGCCGGGTCAACAACGGGAGCGGGGACCTCCGTCGAGATCCCTTGCTCGTCCGCTATCTTTTGAATCTCATCCTCAAAGCTTCCTTCCGGATCGTTCGGCGCGAGAGGCGCAAACAAATCGTCGGCAAACGGATCGGGAACTACAGAGGCTACGTTTGGCATGTGAATCTCCTTGGACCTCTGGCAATCCGCCAGAACGGTCAATTGTTTTTGTCAGAAAAAGCGATCAGTTTTTCTGACCGCGCCTCTGACCGACCAGGGCTTTATGTCCGCTGGCCTCATGCGCTTTGCGAAAAGCGAGAGTGCGGAAGGTTACTCGACAAACACCGCAGGTCGAGCGGAACAGATATAGCTCGTATTTCCGTTTCCGAATCGGGTTGTAAGTCCGCTTCGGCAGACCTTTGGCTACTTTCTTCTTTGTGATTGGCATGGCATGTTACCTCCTATGTCATGACAACCTCCTTTCTAAAGCGTAGGATTTTTTGAAACGAAAACCACACAAGACTTGTTTCGAAACTACAAGCTTTCGGGAGGAACCGGGCTCATCATCCGAGCCGCGTTCTTCAGAAACACTGGAGTCGGCGTGTTCACAGCTCGATTCACGTCTTCCGGAAACTTAACCGCTAGATCGTTGAGGGCGTAGGCAGCGGCATGGGCTTCCTTCACATGTTCGCTACCCGGAGAGAGTTTCAACAGATCGTAGGTAGCTCGATCCGCGTAGCTCTTGAGCGTATCGATCAGAATCGTGTACGCCTCCGTGTGGATGACCTGAGCCAACGTTCGACCCTTATCCCACAACTCAACTTCGAACCTCTCTTCGTCAGTGAGCGTCCTACCCAGACTCGCCTCGACCCTGTCAACCATCAAGCTCTCAGCCATAAATTAAACTCCAAGCCCCGCTGCGGGGGCGGCTTCGAGACCGGCAGCCGGAGCCGCTTCTTCGGCACCGATAGACTCTTGATCGAGTCCGTGCTTCAAAACGTCCCTGCCAGCTCTCGCGATGTTTTCCTGTTCAGCTAGGTCTGACTTGTTATCGTGCTGCTGGGCTAGGGCTGCTTGAGATGCTTGCGCCTTCGCCGCTGCTATTGCTGCGGGAGAATTAGCTTGTGCCTGTTGCTTCTCTTCGTCCGTCATATTCACAACGACATCGTCATAAGTCTTCCAATCGGACACCGCGAAGAACATCTTGACGACTTCCTCGATCTTAACCTTCTTGCCCTGCGCCGCCAGCTGTTTGGTTGTCTCCGGACTGGTCAAGAACTGAACGATCATCGGCAGAGATTGTGCCATCGCCCTGCGAGCTTGCAGTTTCGCGGCAGCCAGGATAGCGAACTTCACTCGGGCGTTCAGGATCTCAAGGACATCGCCCTTGGTCGTGATGAACTCGTGCTGCAACTCTTCTCCGAGAATGTACTTGATAGCCGATACGGGTAGCATTGCCCGGTTCAGCTCGTGAGCGTGATACAAAAACGGAACGATCACATTGTTGGACAACTTCTCTACGAAGTCCGCCACGCGGGAGCCCGCGCCAGCAGCCAGAAGATTGGCTCCGGACGCCGTGCGCGCCAAACTGGAATGTCCGCTTTGACCGGCAACCCCTTGCATACCAGGATCGCTAACGCCGGAAACACGCTCAGAGCGGGATTCAGAGAACGCCAGCATCCGCTCGGCCTCGGGGACTGGGTTGAGTCGCTCCAGGGGTCTGAAGTCGTCCTTGTTGTCTACATCGACGATCTTACCAGGGGAGATCCGGATACTCTGAGTCGGAACGCTCTTGCCTCGAACACGGATGTAGACCCCATTCAAATTCAACGCCGCATTATCGAGATAGAGGTTCGTGAGCCCTTGCTGCAACCGTTGCTCGGCCCCGATAACCTTCGCGAGACCCATCGACCAGAAGGCTTCGGGAACATCCCACCAGCCAACCGACAGAAACGGGATCTCGCCGTAGGGGTTCTGGTCATTGCAAATCACGACCTTCTTATTCAGAATCGCGATACACTTTCCGTTGTCCCAGCGCTCCAAAACTTCAAGCGGCTGTTCGAAAGGATCTTCGGTGGTGGCTTCGTAGCGAGCTTCCGCTCGGGCATCCCACAACGGATTTCGATTCGTTATTTCTGACGGCGCGGCCTCGACTGGTTCCTTCGGAGGCAGGAACAATTGGAGCAGCGCCTCTTTCGATGGGATCGTGAATCCGGGACGCTCTCGGAGCTTGTCGAGATCCGACCAAGTCAAGTACATACGATGAACGACGTACTTGCCCTTGTTGATGCTTGGGACGTTGAGACCTGGATCGACGAGCACATACCGGAGGTTCGTGATGTTCTCGAAGACAGGGCGGTCAATGACCTCTTCAACGAGCTGCTCTTCGATGGCGTCATCGTCAGAGACGGCCTCGATAGCGATATTCGGTAGAGTATCCGCGACGTTTGGTATGACCGCTTCTGGAGCCGGTCGCACGTAGATCTTCCGTGTTCGGGTGAAGGTCTCCCACCCCCATTTCCAAATGCCGGTGCCGAAGAGAACCGCGTTGAAGCATCCGCGTTTGAGTTCCTCGCGGAATCCGATGTCTTCCAGCTGGTAGGCCAGCAGCGCACCGATAGCACTCGCGGTGGTCTGCGATGTGCCGGGCCTCTTCTGAATCATGAACGGCGGATCGTCGTAGAACAAGCCGTTGATGATCTGGGGAACCAGAGAGTTCACCGCTGTAGCAACGGTGAAGAAAGGCACGTTCGCCCTCTCGGACTGCGTGCCTTCCCAGTATTGCGCAGTGTACGGCGACTGATACAGCGTAGTTGCCGAGGGCCACTGCATGACCCAGGCTTTCGTCGAGGCGAAGTTCTCCGCTCTTAGAGCGTCTTGAACGACAAGCTTCAACGCCGGGTCATTGCCCCAGATATTGTTCGCGATAACTGCTGTTGCTTCCTCGGGAGTTATCGGGGCATGAACGTTTACTGACGGTTGTTCGAGCAGCATGGGTCACTCGGTTCGGAAGAAATTAGCCAATGGAAACTTTGGGATCGATGACTTCTCCGACCTTGGTTTTCTTGTAACCCTTGCAGGTCTGCGAACCGGACAAAAAATCAACTCCGCATGGATTGTCGAGTGATGTTCCACCCTCGCTGTTAACGCTCGCGTGGAATGCCTTTCCGCCCTTCCCCCACTCGGAAGGACCATCAACAGACACAGACTCGTTGGCTCGCGGGGCCTCCTGATGGTCGCTCTGCTTCACGAGCATGTCTTGACCTTCCGCGTCCCCGTGGGCTCCACCAGATTGACCGTTAGCAGCCTTGACAGACTGAACATGGAACTCGGACGCCTTCGCCTTGTAGGGATCTTTCTGACTTGGGTTCTGATCGACCAGTTGATTATGTGACATTGTTTTTCCTCTGTTACAAAGTTGGGTGCGTATTTATAACTACCCCAGAATTCCGCTCCCAAGAATCGGTTCTAAGCCACCAGGGGCGGGAGACGACCTCATTCCGGAATCTTCAGGCACTGCGACGATGGGTTGAGATATCGGTGATGTCACCCAGTTGAGTTCGCCAGTCTCTGGGTTGTGCGTCAAAAGGAATCCACCAAACGGCGATGAAAAATCTTCTTCAAACAAAAGCTTCCATCCGGCTTCGACTTTGCTCCAGGTCTGCGTTTCGTTTTTCGCGATTGACTGCGCCATCGCGGGAGCGTGCTTCAGTTGCCGAGATATCACATCAGGGATATCATCGTGGGCACTTGCGCCCATGCACTTCTCGAACTCATCGTACAACACACTGAGAAACGGAAGATGGGCCGCAAACTTCATACGACTGTCATCCAACCACGGCTGCAGCGCTGCCATGCGAATCTTCTTTGCGTCTTTGTTGGTCTCAGCAGCGACCCAGTCGATTCGGCTGAAGAGCCCGATGATGTAAGGATCGCCGGTCTTCAGAGACTCTGACCTGATCGCGGGCTCCAAAAGCTTAGACCCCGAGGCGTCTTCAATCGAAACGACGTAGGGTCGGTACTTCAAAGCAAAATCGACAACAGCCTTCGCAAGCTCGGAAGGCGTGAACCGGGCACGAATCAGATCGTGTACGAAGAATTGACCTTTGTCATTCCAGATCGCCGACGACGCCGTGCAGTAGTCTCGACCTTTCTTCTTGCTAAACGCAAAGTCCCAGGTCTGACTGACCGGCCCTCGCGACGGAAGCTCCGTGAACGGAACCGTAGCCAAAATCAACTTGTCGCGCTCGAAAATCGAGAAGGTCGAAGAACGTGGATTCTGGTTGAGCTGACCTTCGAAAGTCTCTTCATTCTCGCCGAACTCTCGCAGCAACCACGGGTACGGCATAATCTTGGGAAGCAGAAGGTCACAACCTTCGATGCCCGCTTCCTTATAGGTGGCGGGCTTTCCCTCGATCTTCAGCTGCTTCGCTACCTCGGGCTTTATAGTAATGGCGCGCCCGATGAGGATCTTCGTGCAGGTGCTGTAGTTTTCAGTGTACTCCCAGGCCGGTTGCCGGTTGGTCTTGATGTCGCCGACGTTCTTCTCGATCAAGACTCCGTAGTGATCTTCCTCGGCATACCGCGTACCGATCATCTCGAAGTAGTAGTCGCCCGGTCGCAGCAGTTTCTTGGACAGGAAGATCTTCTTCGAGATCGACTGGCATTGCTCCGGGCTCTCAGAATTCTTATCGCAAACCGCGTCATCAGCTTTGATCAGCTCGAAGTGCAAACCAGACTTCGTTGATCCAATTGAGGACGCCAGGACCGTGGGCTCTTTGCGATGGACCTTCTTCGCAGCCCACACCGGGCAATTGAATTCGAATTGATTGCCTGCGTCGAGTTCCTTTTCGGTCATGCAGAACTCGGGGAAGAAGAGGTTCATCAAGCTGACATCGTCTTCCTTCGCAGCGAAATGACCCTTCAACTCCTTTACGAAACCGATGGCGAGATCATCGACACCGGTCAGGAACAGAATCCGGATCTCAGGAGAATTGAGAATCCACTGAACCGCGTCACAGACATCAATCGTACTTTTGAATCCGCCACGAGGCCAAAGTAGCAGGCGCTGCTTGAAGCTGTCTTGCTCTCCGATCTCTTTGTCCGGCGTCTTCTGCACGAAAAAGTCGCAGACGATCTGATACTCTTCTCGGGTGATGCGATTCTCTTTGATGTGCTTGTCCACGCCAGCCGGGTTGGTGCCCCAGCAAAAGTATTTGACAAGCCAGAAGAGATCCGTTTTTGAACGGCGTCGAACCTCTTTCGAGAGCGGAGCTTTTTCGAGGCCCGCTGACTGCAGGCTCCGCAAGGTGCCACGAACATCGACACGGGTGATGTACTCGTAGAGAACATCGTCCGGAATCTTCTCCGGGGTCCCGTGCTTTTCAAGTAAAGTGTCGAAGGTTTCGAGCATCTGGTTTTAGTACCAGATGAACAGTTGGCCGCTGTCAATCTGGGTGACGATGAAGTCGATCCACTTGATCCCGCCCTTCTTGAATTTCACGTACTGAGACGCTGCGACAGAATCTGCGGTCGCGTGAAATAGAAGCGTGCCGTCCGAAGCCTCTACCCTCACTTCGTGTCCCGCAGCAGCCGGGTCATGCCACAAAATCGCCTTGGGGTAGATCGCAAAAGTGTTAGGTGACACACCACTCTCCACGTACCCCTTTTCCATGACCGCATCAAACATCACGGGACCGCCGCTCAGCTGAACCGGAGCAGACACGGTGACCGTCAAGTTATCTCCGCCCGACGAACTGATTGTACCGTCCGTAACAGAGATGACTGCAGTCTCTACGGAATTAAGAAAGATCTGCGTAGTTGCGACGCCCGCGACAAAAGTAATAACAGTCGGCGAACCAAAAGGCTGGTCTACGTTATCTTTGTCTTTGGCGGTCGGGGCTCCCAGAGGCCGATTCGTATCGGACACCGAAGCTCCGCTGAAGATCAGGGTCTTGTCTCCAGAATACGCCGGGTTGTCTGCGGTAATGGTGATGATCTGACTTCGACCCGCGACTTCCGTACCGCTGCCGGTAATCGCGAGCGAGGTAGCTACACCGGTGTCCGCAAACGGGGCTTCGATAGTCGTTCCGGTGACATCGGCATCCAAGACGTTTGTAGAACTGTCGGGCTCGGGATCAACACCCTCCATCAAATAATAATAGGTCGCAATGTCTGCGTGCTGCGTACCCTCCGCAGGAGCCACCTCTTTGATCTCAGCGAGAGTCAGAACCTCGTCATAGAACAGCGCGACCTTTTGAATCTTTCCGGGGAAAGGTTCCGCAATCGCAGGAGTGCTGGTGTGCCGGGCACCAATAAGCTGAGAACAATTGGCGGGCGAATTCAGGACGCGGCTGCCCGGAACCGTGGTATGCAGAGCAACGTTTGCTACCGTGGTTCCGACGTAGAACCGGATTTCATTGGCTACGCTGTCGTTTACAATCGCAAAAAATTTGCCGTTGCCGATCCAACTTCCGGCGACAGTCGCGTCAGTAGCGCCATGACCGTTTCCGGGGCGGAACCGGATTTTGCAATCCACGACTCCACCTGGAACCAAATACACTTCGAAGCCATTACCGGTGCCGGAAGCTTCGTGACCGGCAATGCAGATCTGCACCACTCCGGGGTCCGAAGTCAGCATGACCCACGCGCAAAAAGTGAAGTCGTTGCCAGCACCTTTGGACGCCGTCAGGCCGGTATCCAGATAGTCACCGATGGTTCCGAATTGTCTCGATACGACCATTGGCGTGCCTTTTAAGTCGTGAAGTAGATGTTAAGAGTTCCGCTGTCGAGCACAGACACGCGCCATTGAGCGGGCCATCGCACGCCATCCGCTACTTGAAAATATCCGCCTTCACCGGCAACCGCACAGGTGCCTGTAAACAGAATCCTGCCGTCCACGTCGTCGATGATCTCGAACGCATCGCCCGGTGCCGTAGGGTTATCCCAATGAATGACCCGAGGGTAAACCAAAAGATTGTTCGGGACACCGAGAATGGTGTCTTGGTAGCCATCCGGCATCACCGTATCAATGACGAAAGGAAGCGAAGTGAAATCGTTTGCCATGTACTTTACCTCGGGTTGCCTCGTTGTCTCCGAACATACTCCAGCACCGCTTCGACAGCGAACCGATCAGCCTGCCCCTCGTTGAGCGGCTTCCCGGCCTGATCTTGCAGCGCATGCTTGTATTCGTGGGCCAGCAGAAGAAGCGAGATCGGTGCATACTCCGGATAGAACAGGCCGGTCGCCAGATACATCAGCTTGACGCCGTCCGTGTGTTCTCCGTTGTGATAGATCCCGTAGTAGGGTTCCGCACTATCGTCTTCGTCGTCCGGAACCTTCGTGCTGTCCGACTCGATCTCGGCATCTGGAAAAATCTGGAGATGCACGTCCTTCTTCAACGGATACTCTTTGTTCAGGAAAGCAACGAAACTGCGCAGCTCTTTGGAAAAATGTGGAATCCGGCCTTGAAGGATGAGCATGGGCTTGGCTGAACGTTTCGATCCAAGGATTTCTTTGACGGCCATCTTAACCTCTGAAGCCCGGTAGCTCGTGCGGGCATTTGCCGAAGTGGGCGCGAGCGAAGTTGCAGTTGTAACACAACAACCTGTATTTCGACTTTGGCCAACCCTGGTCTCGAAGCAGCTTGTACATCCGCCATCCACGGGTGCCGGTTTTCTTACGGTGCTTGTCGCCGCCGCCCTCGGTGTGATCGAGTGAAAGGAACTGCGGCACTCGAACCTCACAACCTCCGGGGCACTGACATTTGCCACCGTAGGCCCTTATAAACTCCGACCGTAGATCCTCACGATCTGAGGCTTGTCGGCATCTCGACCCACAAAACTTTGCTTGTAACGGTCGCAGTTGCTTTCCACATTGCGAGCAGAATCGCATCGTTTCGTCCTATCGTCTTTCTTCTCGGTATACCTCGGAAAGAAAATCGTTCGGAAGCTTTCCATTCTCACCTCTCCAGTTTTTTCTTTTTTCGATTTGATTTTGTCAGTCGGTCGTTCCTCACTGCAGACAGCATCAGGCGGGCTCCTGGAATCGGAACTCCGTTTCTATCGTTGATGAAAAATTGGAAATTGTGGATCAGCCCGCAATCACAGCACTCCATCTTGAAATTCTGGAGGTTCGCGACCTCATACAGCGTGTCGTCTCGGCACTGAACCTTTTCTGTTACGATTGCCCAGTGGACACGCTTGGTCGGCATGATGGCTATCCTTTCTCGGGGATGTTGGCTCCTGCGGCTCGGGCCTTCGAGAGCATGATCGCGACTCGCTGCTTGTCCGCCTGCTTTGGTCCTTTCTTTCGCAGAGTAGCTCCCAGAACCTTCGGAGGGTTGTTCTTGAGTTCCTTGCCTGCCGCCCGGACAAGACGTTGAGTCTTGCTGGGAACCTTCTTCTTTCCAGAACCCAGGGAACTGGCAGCCGCTGAGACCTTGCCGCCGCGCCGGTACTTCTTTGCTTCTTTCACCGGGAGCACGGCTTCGCCTTTGTGGAGCTTCGCGAGTCCTGTCTTGGGAACGTTCTTCGTTCCTTTCTTATAGGACTTGGCGCGCTTCTCTTGAAGCTCGTACAGTCGGACCTCCGCTGGAGTCGAGCTTCCGATGCTCTTGCGGATTCGGTAGTCGCGAAGTCTCTGAGTGGATTTCGTCAACTCTTTTTCTTCCGCAGGGTCGCGAGCCGAGTCCGGCTCGGCCTTCTTCGTCCGGTCATCCTTCTTGGATTTCTCCTCGGACGCCTCATCGATATCCTTCTTCCGCGTCTGAAGCGCTGCGGCAGCAGCAGAGTATGGATTCCAACTCTTTGTGTCGGGCATGTTAGACTCCTAGTGGTCCGGCTGGCGCTGCCGGGAGTGGCATCGGTCCAGCTTCGGGAGAGATAGGTCCGGGTCCGGCTGCAGATGGTAACTGCGGAGCAGCGGAGATATCAGGAGGCAACGCGGGATCTGGCGTCGCAGGTCCGCCGAGTCCCATGTATTCGCCGACGTGGGAAGACAAAGCATCGGGACCAAGCGCGTGTTGCTCGGACTCGACAGGCGGCGCGCCGGGCTCAGACTTGAACTCGTGATCGACAAGAAACTGACCGTTCGCGGTCTTACTGATGTGCATCCGCTGGACGGCCTTCTTGACGGCTTTGTCGATGTACAGCTTCGTAGCCTCGGGTACGCGAGGAGACGCATCCTTCTTCGGCTTGGCACTCTTCTTTTTCTTGTCCCCGCTGAGGGCCGATTTTGTGCGACTTTGCTTTGCCATTGGTCTACCGTCCTTTGATGAGTGCGTCAGCGCGCCCCAATAACTCAGATGTGGGGGCGGTAGGCTTCGCGGAGGTTGCTCGAACATCAGCCCGGATCTTATCGTAAGTGTCCGGAACTGCCGGTGCCGCAGGTCGAGCCGTAGCGGGCTTCGTCAAGGAGCCGTGCTCTTTCTCATACGCCTGAACGTTGGCTTGCTTGGCATCAATAGCTTTCTTCTCTTCACTCAGGTTGAAAGACTGACGCAAATGCTCGAAGAACCCAGTCTTCGGTAGAGCATGGATCTCTTCAGGACCCTCGCTGTACTGGTGCGTAGCCTTGATGTGCCCGTTGGTGGTGTGCTCCAGGCTCATGCGCCGCAACTCACGAAGCGTCGGCTCGTCTTTCTTTCCGCCAAGAACTTCTTTTGACTTGCTGTCGGCCATGTGCGTATCCTCAATTCAGTGACATCATCACCGGAAACATTCCGAATCTAACTTCTTTGATTTCGAACTGAGGCCGCACGCAAGTTGGGAGCACTATCCGGTGCCCCACACAGTACGCCATTTCAATCTTCGCGAGATGATCAAACAGAGGCTCGGGGTCAAAGGGAATCGGTCCATCACCTTTGATGAACTCCCCGAGATTGACAACCCATGCCTCTCTACCTCGGCTACTCGGATTCGGTTCCTTCATCTTTGTCCTCGTGGCCGTGCTCTTCGGCTTCCTCTTCGGAGTCACCGGCGAA